GAGGAGAAAGGATATAGATAAAAACCTAGCCTATTTAGTAGGATCTATAGACAGTAGTACTCAGTTAAATATAGTTATAGATACTATCCTGAGTGAAGAGGATAAAAAAAGAATTATCAATATAGTAAACAGACTTGTTAATAAGTATCAAAATAAAAATAACAGCGTTATATAATGAAACCAATACACTACACAGGTGCAAAGAGTTACGATGTAATAGACTTCTGCAAGGATTACGATCTGAATTTTAATAAGGGTAATATTATAAAGTATCTAGTTAGAGCAGGTAAAAAAGATGACGAGTTAAGAGATATGAGAAAGGCTTTAGATTACCTGGAGAGAGAAATAGCATACCTAGAGGACAAACAAAGACAAGAAATAGAAAGCATTAAACATTGAATAGAAAATAATAAATAAGTTATGGAACAGTATAGTAATTGTTGTGGAGCAGAGCCGCACCATATATGGAGTGATTTATGTAGTAATTGCTTAGAGCATTGTAATTTTGAGGAGGAGTAAATATGGAGGATAGATATTGGTTAGAGTTTAAGTCAGATAAACAAAAGTTACTAATTGACTTTGCAGATATAAGAATAATAAAACAAGTAGGTAATGAATGTAGACTATTTTTATATTCTAATGATAAATTAGTAACAGTAGATGAGAGTTACAGACAGGTAATAAATAAAATTAAAAAACTATATGCTAGTAGATATAAGTAAAGTAAAGGGTAATACTAATAACCCTAGAATAATCAAAGACGATAAATTCAGAAAGTTAGTAAAGTCAATAAAGGAATTTCCTGAGATGTTAGAATTACGCCCTATTGTAGTAGATGAGAATATGGTAGTATTAGGAGGTAATATGCGATTAAAAGCTTGTATAGAGGCAGGACTTAAAGAAGTACATATTACAATAGCAGAAAATTTAACAGAGGAACAAAAAAAAGAGTTTATAGTTAAAGATAACGTAGGCTTTGGAGAGTGGGATTGGGATATGATTGCTAATGAATGGGATACAGACCTACTAGAAGAATGGGGTTTAAATACGATTAAACATAATTGGGAAGATTTAGATTATATAGAAAATGAAATTGAAACTCCTGTAAATAAATCTAAAAATCAATTAATAGTAACTGTTTCTAGCGATTATCTTGTTAGTGAAATAGAAAGTTTTTTAAAAGATATATTTTCTAAAAATTATCCTGGTTGTGAAGTCAAATAATACTTATTTAAATATTTTATCTAGTTATGCTTATCTAGGTAAAAATAAAAATTTTACTGAAAATTTATTTAATTCAAGCGTTAATGGAGATATTAATGTTATGATAGATAGTGGAGCCTTTACTTTATTTAATGCAAAACAAAATAGAGGTTGGTTAACTTTAGATACTTATTGTGATTATTTAGAAAAATATTCTCAATATTGTGAAAAATATGTTATGTTAGACGTAATTGGTAATGATGATTTAAGTAAAGAAAATTACGAAAAGATGTTAGACAGAGGTTTTAATCCTATGTTTGTATTTACAATGGTTGATAATGATTATGAATATTTAAAAAAAGCAGTTAATAATAATAAACATTTATGTGTTGCAGGTGGAGTAACTACTAAAGGAGATTGGATGACAAAAAGATTTCAAGATGTTTATAAACAAACTAGTGCTTTAATACACGGACTAGGATATGTAACTTATCCTAAAATATTTCAATTACCATTACATAGTGTAGATAGTAGTAGCTGGATACAAGCTAGTCAAATTTATGGTACTATCTGTTACTTTGATAATGGAATGAAAGGTGTTCAATATTCAGATATTTTAAAAAACAAAAAGAAATTACCATATCAATTACAATGGTTATTTGAAAGATTTGAAATTACTCCTAAAATGTTATTAAATATAGAAAACAGTAAAGGTAATAAATCTATACAGTCAATGATGAGTATAATTGCTTATCTTGAATATCAAAAATTAGCAAAAAGAAAAGATTTAAATTTGTTTTTAGCTGTATCAAATGACAGTCAATTAAATAGTATACTTAATATAAATGAAATGTATAATACTGATAAATTAACATATGAAAGATTTAAAAATAAATAAAAAAATAGTTGTAAATTTACAAATAGAGGGTATTCATTACTGGAAAGATTGTGATATTGAAGAGGTTAGTTATTTAAAATATCCTCACAGACATATATTTTATATAGAAGTGCATAAAGAAGTTACTCACAATGATAGAGATATTGAAATTATAAAATTTAAAAATAAAATTATAAATTATTTTGGATCTCAACCAGTACATTTTGAAAATAAAAGTTGTGAAGATATAGCCGAGGAAATATTAAATAGTTTTAAAGCTTGTTACGTAAAGGTGCTAGAAGATAATGAAAATGGAGCAATATTAGAACTATGATATATTATTTACCATTAGAGCATCTAGAGATGAGATATACAACTCACTTAGATAGAGATATAAGAAAATATTTAAAAGACAATAATATACAACATACTATAATAGAACCTGAGAAAACAGACAAAATAACTGTAGGTAGTTTTTTAGATACAGGTACTACTATAATGAGTAAAAGTAAACAAATTTATTCTTTAGCAGAATTATATAGACAAGGAAAGATGCAAGATGATGATGTTATATTTACAACTGATTTATGGTTTACAGGTATAGAGAGTATAGCATACTTAAATTACTTTTATAATAAAAAAACTAAAATAAAAGGAATTATACACGCAGGTAGTTTTACAGATACTGATTTTGTTAGAGATATGGAAAGGTGGGCAAAATTATTTGAAGATATGATATTCGATATTAGTGATACAATTTATGTTGCAAGTGATTTTATAGCAAAAGATATTTATAAAAAAAGATTAATAAGTAAAGATAAAATAGTAGTTACAGGTTTGCCTTTAGATTTTGAAGAGTTAAATAAATATAAAAACAATTTAGAAAAAGAAAATATAGTTATATTTAATGGTAGAAATGTAGATGAAAAACAACCTTGGTTATTTGATGAGTTAAAAAACAAATTTAAAAATATAAAGTTTATTAATACTCAAAAAGAAAATTTATCTAAAAAAGATTATTATAAATTATTATCAAAAAGTAAGGCAGTAGTAAGTTTTGCTTTACAAGAGAATTTTGGTTATGGAATACAGGAAGCAGTATATTTAGGATGTATACCTATTGTACCTGATAGATTAGTATATAAAGAACAATTTGATATAAAATATAGGTATAATAATTTTGAAGACTGTATTAATAAAGTTTCATTAGTATTTAATAATAAATTAAAAATACCTAATTTACAATTAAAAGACAATAATAATATATTTAAAAAGTGGTTTAACTAAATTTAATTAAAATGAAGATTAAAAAAAAGTATCATTTCTACGCTGCACATAGAAATAAAGCAGGAGGAGAAAAATGTGGAAGAATTCACGGACATACTTACGATATTGAATGTGTGTTTGAATTTAATGAAATGCAGGCAGGTGGTATAACTTATTTATTTAGCGATATAGATAAATTAGTAGAACCTATTATAAAAGAACACTGTCATTGGTTTTTAATATATGAGAACGACCCTTTGGTAGAAATTTTAGAATTAGCAAATGAGCCTATTAAAAAAATGCCTTTTGAAACTTCAGCAGAAAATTTATCAATGTGGTTATTTTATAGAATAAAGAATGAAACAAATTTACCAATAATTAAATTAGAATTAGCAGAAACTAAATCATCAAATGTAATATATGAAAACAATTAAAGTATCAGAGATTTTTTACAGTCTACAAGGAGAGGGTGCAAGAATAGGAACACCAACTGTCTTTATTCGTTTAACAGGTTGTAAGGCTAAAAATGCTTGTTTTGCTATGGGTATAAAATGTGATACAGAGTTCGAAAGCGGAAAAGAAATGACAATAGAAGAAATATTAAATTGGCTACAAACAAATGCTAGTCAATGTAAAGAGATAACTTGGACTGGAGGAGAACCTACAGACCAATTAACAGAAGATATAATTAGTTATTTTAAAGAACAAGGATATTATCAAGCAATAGAGACAAGCGGTTTAAACCCAGTTCCAAATGGTATAGATTTTATTTGTGTTTCACCAAAAGTAGCAGAACACGTTGTTAAAAAGAACTTTAAAGACGGAGTAAATGAATTAAGATATGTAAGACATAAAGGACAGTCAATACCTGAACCAAGTATTAAAGCAGACCATTATTGGATAAGCCCACATTCAGACGGTTTTACTATTAATTCAGAAAATTTAAAGCATTGTATTCAATTATGTATAGATAACGGACAATGGAAACTATCACTACAAAATCATAAAATATGGAACGTATTATAAAATGGGAAGAAATTACAGAAAGAGTATCTAAATTAGATAAGTCTTTAAAATATTATGGTGTTCCTAGAGGCGGTCAATATATATCAGCTATGTTAAACCCTGTTGATAGTATTGAGGAATGTGATATTATAATAGATGATTTGATAGATAGTGGTAAGACGGAGGAGAATTATAAACAATATAATAAACCTTTTATAGCATTATTTAATAAACAAACTGAATTAGATTTAAAAGACAAATGGTTAGTATTCCCTTGGGAGTTAAAAGAAGAACCTATAGAAGATAACTTTGTTAGAATATTACAATATCTAGGAGAAGATCCAACAAGAGAAGGACTAAAAGACACACCTAAAAGATATATTAAATTTATGAAAGAGTTCTTAGAACCTAAAGAATTTAATTTTACTACATTTGATGCAGAGGAAACAGATGAAATGATTATACAAACTAATATACCATTTTATAGTTTATGCGAACACCATACTGCACCTTTTTTTGGAGTAGCTAATGTTGCATACATACCAAATGGAAAAATAGTAGGTTTAAGTAAATTAGCTAGAACGGTAGATTTATACGCGAACAGATTTCAAAACCAAGAACGTATAACTACTCAGATAGCAGAAAGACTGCAAAAAGAATTAAACCCTTTAGGAGTGGCTGTTACTTTAAAAGCACAACATTTATGTATGTGTATGAGAGGTGTTAAAAAACACGATACTTGGACTATGACTAGTAAAATGATTGGAGTGTTTAAAGATAATCTTAATGCTAGAACTGAGTTTCTTAATTTAATACAAAAATAATGAATACACAAAATTCAACACTTAAAAAAGCAATGATAGAGGCACTAGAAAAGTCTCTATCAGTTGTTACCACAGCTTGTAAACAAGTAGGTATAGATAGAGGTACACATTATAATTGGTTAAAGAATGATGAGGAGTATGCTAAAGAAGTAAAAAATTTAGAAAATATAGTTTTAGATTTTGCTGAAAGCCAATTACATAAACAAATTTTAGAGGGTAGTACTACAGCAACTATATTTTTATTAAAGACCAAAGGTAAGAGCAGAGGATATATTGAGAGACAGGAAATAGTAACAGATGCAGATAATTTCTTTAAAGTAGAAATCATAGATGACGAACATAAAGACTAATATAGTTTTTAAGCACCTTAATAACTCAGATAAGAGAATAACTATAGAGCAGGGAGGTACTAGATCAGGTAAGACAGATAATATCCTTATATGGCTTATTTT